GCAGTTCATGATAACAGCACTGCTCATGAGCATCTTGGCGCAGTTCATGGTCTGGTTTCAGCACACTTTCGTAAAAGATGTAGAATGCATCCTTACGTTTCTCATGTTTGGTTTGGTCTGTCCAGTCCATGTTAGTTTAGCGTGGTTCAATGTATTTTAGATGGTTTTGTCAGGATATCTGTATATCCTCACACTTTCTTTACGATTGAGGTCCCCAACCATCATTCTCAGGGACACAATCATCATCGTCCACACGGTCAACAGATTGGATGTCACATACAGGGACTTCATGTTCACCACCAATGATGTACCAGTGCATCATCTGTCCATGATATTCAGGATGCGCTTGATACTCAGTAGTATACTCTCGCTCACCACAATACATGATCTCACTTTCTGGAATATCGTGATCGCGTAACATTGCTTGTAGCTGCAAGTGCAGTAACTCTGGTTGCGTAGGTACTTTCATTAGTTCTCCATTCATGTCTCATTTGTTTGTAGGTTTCATCATAGGCAGCCAAGTCTCTAACCTTTTTAAATACGGCAGCAGCTTTGGACTTTTCATTGGTTCGCCAATCTTTCTCCTGGGGTCTGACGGCACCAGAAACTTCATCGTACTTCCGTCCACTGGAATGATTAGCATACCTACGGGCTCTCGTAAAACCCATCTCCAAGAATTTCCGCGCCATGTCCATACCAATGAAGTCTCCTTTGGCTTTAAATCCAAGGAACATCGAGTATATCTGAGCAGAAGAGTTGCGAGCAGCAGCTTCATCTACAAATCTCCAATGAGCGCAAATATTGTTAGTGTAAGGGCGTACCAATAGCACTCCTTGTTCTCCCCTTCCAATACGATAAAGTTTGCGAGTCTCTGGATCTGTGAAGTCAAGGTCCTCATAAGGAAGTTCATAACAGAATTCAAGCATGGTGGGTTGCTCGCTGACGCTATCCTATCATACTGCCCGCGACTGTCAACCCCTAGGCGGAAAATTCTTCCTCAGGTAGTAGTCTAATGGTGTGACTCGCCAGACTATTGACGTGCGATAGACATGTGGTACGGTGGGTGCCAGTCCTCTGTGCGGATGCTTTGATGGTAGAACAATGATTCTGCCTGGTACATACTCATGCTCCTCAACAATATGCTCGCCATCTTTATCTGTCAACTGGAATTGTCCACCCCATGAACTGTCCCACTCAGGGTTGGTCATCATCAGGAGTGTAATATCATTTGGATCTGCACTATCTGTGTGAGATGTACCATCAAATCCCATGTATTGCACGTTCAAACCAATCTGATTGCATAGAAAGTATGCACTGAGCACCTCTTCTAGACGCTCAAGAATATTGAAGAATGGTTCTACCTTCTCATGGCATGTATTGATTCTATTAATACCATTGCCACGTTGAAATAGTTTACATCCCAAGAGTTTATGCGATCCTTTCAACTCATATGGCCATGTAGTTCTGTTAGCAATATTATTATATGAGAGCGGGATTTCACCAATGTGCCCTGCTATTTGATGTAGATACAGTTGATCAAACTGATCGTCAAGAATTTTGCATATCATTTTGTTCAGTAATTTTGATATTATATGCTACAGAGATTCTATCTCGTGTTGATAAATTCTCCTCAACATAGTGTACAAGATGTGATGGAAAGAAATAACCTGTACCTGGCACAGGGTCAAACTTATGCTCTAATCTAATATTAGCAAAGAACTTTGTTTGCTCTGCTTGTGATGGACCTTGATGTGGTTTCTGAATACACAGAGATCCAGAGTCCTCATCTCCCTGCAAATAATATACACCAGTCCAATGACAATCATGGACATGAGGTAGATGATATGCTCCAGGTGGATTGACATTAGCAAACATGTTACCAAGATATATTGATAACTTCTGCACTGGGTCTAAATGATTGACCACAAAATTATGAAACTCCTTGAAGATAGCAGAACTCAGTTCAGATAGTTCTGGGTATTTCTCCAGATGATTCTTCTGCCATCCTCCTCTATTTGATAGACGATCAGACTTCTCCTCGCTATCTCTCAGTTTGTAGAGATACTCGATGACTGGTTCGTTAAGTTGTTCGTAGTTGTCAAATTTGTATTCATGTACGAAATCACCAAGTATCATTCTACTCTCTCAAAATCTATAACAACAAATGTATAAAGTTTCTTGTTTACTAACTCACCACCACTCCATTTAAATTTAATAGAAAACTGTTGGTGTACTGGACTATTTGTCCTACAATATTCTACCTCTTCCGAGGTCAAAAGTCCAGCATCTTGCATTCTTTGGAAGTATAGATTCTTTCTATTCAAATAAGAATCAGTATTACCACCAGAAGCATACAATTCTGATTGGAAGAATGGACTGACAAGTTCGATTGATACAGTGTCATTTACTGCATCAAATTGAATACGAATGGGTGACTTGAATGATGTGGTAGCATCTGCTTTCTCATCTTCAAACTCAGCAAAACTTAGATTAACAAAATGCTTTACTTTATCAATTTCAGGAAGATCGAAATAATCAAGAACATTAGAGTTAGGACGAAATAGTGTAACGTACTTTGATACACTACCATCAGTAGTAAAAGATACACCTTCTAGTCCAAAGTCCAATGGTTCCTGCCTAAGTTCTGTCATCTTAGCAGGTTCTTGTGTACCTAGAGCACCATATAATGCTTCAAACATATCACCTCTTAAGTTACCATAATCAAGAGAGTGATATGCATGATACGACAAATCTTCAGCAAATGTATTATCTGCTGAAGTAATCCATAGACCAGTTGTAGATTTTAAAATAGAGTCAGGAATATATCCAATCTTAGCACGACTCTTGCAAAACTCATAGAAATCAGTGAGTTTGTATGATACTTCCGTTACAAGTAATTCTGGTTTGATGTACTCATGTGGAATGTAACGATGATAGTTGATCATGCCACTTCCAATGACATGTTCTTCGGCACCAATGTAATGATCTTCGTATGACATGATTATCTATTGTGATATTCGATACCGCCATTTGGACCATAGACTTCTGCTAGAATGTAGAAGTCTGGGTCTCCATCACTAGGATTTCTCGGAAAGTTACCAGCATAATCTTCTGCTTCATCAATTGAATCAAACTCAACAAAAATAATCTCATTGTTTAGAAGACCAGTGAATACATCATGATGAAGAAGCATCTTGTAAGTATCATATACTTGATCTCTCTTTGCTTCATCAGTAATAGCTCGTGGTCCTACATTACGTAGTACAAGAGTTGCTTTCTCTCGTCCAGCAATGTAGTTCTCTACAATAGTTTGATATTCAAATACCTGATGGTTGTTCATTTTAGTTCTAGTTTCCAAGCAACAGAGATACGTAGACCAGTGAAAATCCTAGATGTTTCTTCTGCCCAATGAGGAATGATTCCTGGGAATATAATTGCCTTATTGGGTTCTGGTACAACAAAGTGGTGTTTAATACCATCATCAGTAGGAAACTTAAAACAAGTTTTGCCTCCCCATTCTACATTCCACTGATCCATAGGATAATATAACAACGTTCGACCACGATGATTCTGAGAATCTTGATGGGGATAACCCTTCATACCAAATGTGTGACCGTTGGCGTATACACGCTCAAAGTTAAATTGGAGTCCAGTTTTTGACTCAATCTTATTTAGGAGATACTCATTAAAGAACTTGTACTTACTCAGTGACATCAACCACATAGGGATTTGATTTGTTTTAGACATATCACTTTTATGTCCCCATGCCCACAACCCATTGTTAAGTTCTCTTTGGATTGCTTGGTGGTCTAGTTCACTGAAAAAGTTTTTATATTCTACTACATCGTCAGGACTATATTGTGGCATTAGCTCTAATCAAATTACATCTAATAGTTTCAAGTCTACCACGCATTGGCGCATTACCCACATCCATGAGAACTTTAGACAAGTCTACAATGATCTCACGATTGCTAGCATCATCTATCATAGAATTCATCCACCATGTAATGACACGACGCTCACCAGATGTCACAGGTTTAACTCTATGATGCAGTCCTGTGTGGTAGATTACTGCATCACCAGCATTTAATTTGAACTCCTGTGTGGTATCACCAACTTTAATTTCTAGTTCTCCACCTTCATACTCACCAGGATCGTTCAAGAATACAGTTACACTGTAATCTGTCCTCATCTGATCTAGGATAAAATTATCATAGTGCCAATCATAGTGCATCCCCTCAGTATATTTGAGGAAGTTTGGATGTGTATGACCCTTAGGCAAGAAGAGATAATTTAACTTCTGATCAGAAGCAATCTGCTTATCCATCAACTGCACCATCGATGGGTAATGTACCTCATCTAAGATCTGTTGATTGTGCTTTACTTTCTTATCACTAGATCCAGACCAGGAACCATCAGTGAATACACAGAATTCGTAGAAATCATTAATGTTGTTCACAACCCCTTGGGGCAACATATTATAAGTGTGGATCATATTAGTCAGTAGGCAGGAATTTAGCGAAGTTAAACTTATCAAAGACTTCATCTAACTTCAGTTCTCTTGCAAGATCTAAGATCTTTCTGTCAATAGGTCTGAAGTTAGCATCATATGTCTCAAGATAGTTAATGAGATTAAGTTGCGTTTTTGATACGAAGTCTACGGATACTTCAAAGTCATACTTTTCAAATTGATCATCAGTAGACAAATATTCTACATCACGATTAGGGTATTTTTCAAGATACTTTCTAGGATCGATAGGATACTTTAATGTTTGAATGAACTTAAACATTTCAAAGTTATCATCAAACTCCTCGCGTGGGTTATCAGGTAACAGATCTCTCAATCTCTGTCTCCAGGTTGCCCAATCTGCTTTCTCTCCATCATATTTGACTGGAGTATCTGGCAAGACTCTAAAATCAGAGTATAGTAGCATCTTATGGATTTCATCCATCTTCTTGTACCACTTCTGATCGTAGTAGTAATCAAGTTGCTCTAAGTTTAATTCTCTTGCTTTCTCAAGAATCTCATACTCATGCGCTTCTTTCTGAATGATTACAACTGTATTGATGACATCATACAATGTCTTCAGATCAGCAACATCGCCTTGCTTATAGTTGTATGGTGTCCAATAAGAAGTTTGTGTAGAGAAGTCAAACTTCATTTTCTTTCTCTGACACAAGTATTTGTCATTGTTATACAACAACAGGTGCTCAATCTCATCCTTACCAGGATCATGCCACTCAGCTGAGATAGCAGGTAAGACTACATCATTCCATGCTTTTTCATCAATAAATGTAGTCTTACCACCAAGAGCAATACCACCGAGAGTAACTGCTTTCTCTTTGAAGTTCAGTTCCATGACAGATTCTTGGGGTCTAATAGTATTAGCCCAATACTCTCTCACCTCATCTTCGGTTGGTTGTTGATAGAAATATTCTGCCATTAGGGAACCTTGATATACCAGCCAGTCAAAATATATTTATCTTGGGTGAACACTGTATTGCCTTTATGTACATGTGTCATACTCGCTGGCCAGATACAAACTGTTCCTGCAGTAGGTTGAATTCTTCTACGTTGATACAAAAACTCAGTCTCTGCTTCGCCTTCTGGCATATCATTTAGATAGATCGCCCACACAAGTTCTCTAGCATGGTGTCCAAATCCAGAGTTTTCATAATGCCACATGTGATAACCACCACCAGGCGGTGTCTTTTGCATCTTACAATCTTCTGAGATAAACTTATTCATCTTCAGTTGATCGTACTTTTTAATATAGTGCTGCACACATGCAGTCAGATACTGGTTTGCCTCGTAATTCAAATGCTGATTTGAATAGTTCAGCAACATAGACTCATCTTTTCTACCAAGACTACCTTGCTTAAACTGTTGTGTGCCATCCATGAACTCCATTTCTTCTGGGTCAGGATTCTCAACCAAAGAACTTTGGGATCTAATATCTTCAAAGAATTCAATAAATTTATCACATCTAGACTTTGGCATAAAGTTAGGCCAAAGACCAATAAAATCTTTAAATTCAAACTGCGTGATATTTTCATCCTCCATCAACTCAAGAGGACGAATAGGTTGCACTGCCATAATTTACCTCAGTATGCTTTAATAATATACTTGACTCGGTGGTATTTAGTCAATAGGGGAATGGTCTGTTCTGGCACCAAAGAAGGAGTTGGAATGACAACTTTAGATACATTCAATTCAAATGTTGCTTCGTTAGCAGTCAATGCCAACTCAGTTGAAGAGAAGGCGATTGTAGTTGTTTCATTCAGAGCAAGTCCACCCGCACCTGTTCCAGGTCCATTATCATTTCCCCATCCATAAACATTAGCGGCATCACCAAAGTCAGATCCTTGTTGAATATAATGTGAGTGTGATTTTAATGTGCCAGGACTATAAACTTTTACATTCGCATCTACATTATTACACAGGACGCCAGCAGTATATCTGTTACCTCCAGGAAGACCAGGAACAGTGTTCTGAGGATCTCCAGGCCAATAGTTATTAAATGTAGCGTTAAATTCTCCACCAGGAGAAACAACACTATTATAACCAATCTGAGGATAAGTTGTATCTCTAATATCTGTTTCACTGATACCATAGAATGCACCACCAGTAGGAGGAGCACCCCAAGGAACCCAACCAACTGGGACCTGATCTGCCTGTCCACTGATTACACTATGTTCGTGTGCAGGAACAGAAACAATGTTACTTGCAACAGGACCAATATCTGCAAAAGTATTACCAGTAATATCATATGTAATGTTACCAGTAATGTTGTCAGAACCAGACGTTACAAGAGTTCCCAGTTTAAAGAATTTACTATCATTACCACCAGTAAAACTTGTAACCGAATCAACTCTGACTATTGTATCAGCAGCACTATTATTAGCATTCCAATAATCTGTAGAAAGGAAATCTCCTACTTGGTATCCATTTCCAGGATCTAAAATCGCATCAATACGTATTATAGTATCATATGTTCCACCACCAACAGCAGATGGATATGCTTCATATGTAATTCTCATTCTACAACCACTTCCACTACCACCA